AAAGTCACGCTGCCATCAGCAGACTTCCATGTCTCGCTGAGAACTAATGAGCCGCTGGCGCTTATATGGTCCGACAGCCGCAAAGATCCAGACACTACGGAGCTGTCCTGCGCTGAGATGTAGAATGAGCTTTTGTATGATCCTGTGACCCGATTGTTTCCGATTGTTTCCTGTGAAGCAGAAACGATTTTCGAGAAAGATCCTGTCGAGAGAATCACCTGCATGCAGTTGCTACCTGTCAGCTGCTGTGAGGCAGACATAACATTTGATAGCGTCGATCCTACGAAGTTCCTTAGATACAGGGAGCCGCTAGCGTCGAAGTAAGCCCCAGCGTGAGAATCGAACACTGCATCGTTGAAATGAATCTCTAATCTAGGTCTCAATGATTCCTGGATCACATGCCGCGATGCGAATCTTTTAACAAATCTCGTGATCGTGTCAGATTCCTGACTTGACGTGAATGACAGTATGAAACCATGATTTGCTACCACGTTTCCGATCGTTGCTGAAACGACATCGGTCACGTCCACGAAAAGGTCCTCGTTTCCGGTATCAAAAGTTTGCTTTGACTCTAGGCTTCTAACTCCAAGACCATCCTGCAGGTTTCCAGACGAGAAGTAGTCCACCCCCACGTCTCCAATCGCGCCGGACGAATAAGCACCTGATATGGCCCATGTCGTTCCATTTGAGGAGCTGATGTAGCTAGCTGCTCCAAGATCAGTAAATGACGCGACGTCTCTTCCGTCTCCCTCATCAAAATTTCTCGCCAGCGGAAAAACTGATACCGTGAAGTCTCTTGGAGCTGGTAAGTTAGTCTGAACATCTTTTAGACGCAGTGACGCGCGAAAGTTGCTCGAGTTGACGTCCAGAGATGAGCTAGCCAAAGCAGCTATACGTGAGATGTCAAATTTTATCAGCAGCCTTGACAGCTCAGTATGATTTCCAGTTGATCCCGATAGCGTCTCATCGTATAACTTAAAGAGATCAAGTGTGCCTGCACGACCGACATTTGCGTCCTCAACACGTGAACCGTCGATGATCTTATTGGTGATGTAGGTGTCAGCTGACGCTGTAGCGATGATGTACATTACAGTGCCGTCCCCATGATGTCATACTGCGGGTACCTGAGCTCGAATATGCTCCCTGGTGGTCCATAAACGACGCCTCGTCTGGTGTACTGCTTAACGTTGTGCGTGACGTTTGAATACACTCTCTCTTGGATAGCTCCGCTCAAGCTCTCCACTTTTACATCAACGAGCGTCAAAACTCCCGGCGTGTTTATGATCGAGTTTTGGATGTCTGAAAGTAGAATCGGTTGATCTATCTGAAAGTTGTTTATGGAGAGAAGATCCTGTAACCTTGAGATCACCGCCTGAATGACGGTTGACTTGTTCGAGTTCGGATTCACGAACACGCTGAATTTGACCCTGAAGTTTATGACCCTAGCGTCTAGAATATCGATCGCGTCGCTGATAAGCCTGTACTCGTTCAAGTAAGTCTTAAGATTCTTCTTCAGAGCGTCAGGAGATGTAGTGAGGAAACCGCTGGCGTCCTTTGAGCATATGAACAGCTGGCTAGCCAATGGATTGTCTGGACTCTGGCGAGCAGCAGCCCTGTAGACTCTTCCGAGCTTGGTCGGAAGCGTGTACACTCGGGATATCAAATCCTCTCTCGTCACTATTCTGTCCTGCTGAGTTCTTGCAGAAGGTATCTGAGCTCTCAACTCTTCTAGAGTCGGAGCTGCATCTCCTCCTGATGCAGGTTGATCGTTTCGAACATCGAAAGAAGCTCTCACAGAGCGTGCTACAGTAGCGGAGCAAGCATCCGGAAATTCCATCCGTAACCCAACAACACCGCGCAATGTCTTCGACGCAATATTGTGACTTGTTCCGCCACCGTGACGATAGGTGACGGTTATCGTCGTGTTAACTGGAGCTTCGCCGAGTGTCTTTGTTTGCAGCAGGGAGTTTGGATCTATCGAAAATCTGCTAAGAGTTGTTGTGCCGTACAGAGGTAACGCAAGAGTTTCTGGATCCGGTATGGAATCGTCCTGCGTTGTTAACGATGTGCCTCCCCCGAACTGAAGCGTTGATAGACGGGTCAACGGATCTACGCTATGAACGAACCTGCGCGGTGCAGGTATCACCTCGATCGATCTTGGAACTTCTTCGGAGTCTGACGACATGTTGGGGAAAGTTTTAAAGACCGTGTCCTGACTGAGAGTCTGAACTTCGTAGTATTGATTGCTGGACTCATCAACAACGCTCATTATCTCGCTGATGTCGGTGTTCGTGAGGGACAGCGTTAGAAATGGTTGTGGGGTCGATCCGATGGTGAAAGTTTCAGATGTGACCCGACCTGAGATGCATGTGGTCTCACGTCTGACGATGAATGTGGTCGGATTACCAGAAGCGTCAGTACTTCCAACTACGTACTTACCTCTCAGATTTCCCAGCCTGTCAACTTCAGCAAAATCAACGTCCTCTACGACTGCAAAAGAGATGTTGCTGTTCGAGATTAGCTGCGTTCCCTGAATGACTTTTGGTAAAGTGTCATTATCAGGAACATAGGAACTATTCACCAGCTTAGCTGGAACCTCGACAAACATCGAAGCTTTAACTACAGCTGGCGACGCTCCTTTCGGCTTAATTCCTGACTCTCTCACCATCCTTGACAGATTCACGGGCTCAACTGCCGTTGACCATGCTGTCTCTCTGAACTGGTGGTCTAGATAGAAAGACATGTTATCAGCAGCGGATGCTGCCATATCAAGCAGTAAGCCGCCCAAGCTTGGTTCTGAGAAATCTTGAATCTTATCCCCGAAATACGTTCGAGCGTACCTCAGCAGATCATTTCGAAATGAATCGAAATCTTTAGCGAGGTATGTTCTGTTTCTCAGGTTCTTAAGTTGCTGATCGCCTGCCATCTATCATCCAGAAAAGTTGAATGTGATGCCTATCGACTGGTTTACCAGGTTCGCGTTTGGCACCGAATAAGTAATCACCATCTTGATTCTCGCAGTTGCGCTGCGCTCAGAATCTTCCGGTGTGACTATAAAATTCTCGAGGTTCACGAACGGCATGTACTTCTTGACAGCACGACCGATCCTCTGCATCGCCTCTTCGTCTCCGTCCGAGGATCCGAGCTCATGAATCAGAGGTCGTATGTTAGCTCCGAAGTCCGGAAAATTTAAGCGTTCATATTGATTCGTGAGAATGAGGTTGACAAGGTTATCCTTGATCTGATCTCCAAGGTCCCTGTGCATTTTGAAGATGCCATCGGCACCGGATCCTAGCTCAACGGGAGTTTTTATGCCGATAGGGGGTGCAACGACAGCAGTATCTTGGTACGAATCGTAGGCGCTCTTCTTAGTGCCAACGCCGATGAAGCTGTACGATTTTGCTTGCGACATGCTGGCTTAGCTCCTACGACTAAATAGCTAAGTTAGGAAAAATCGTACTAGCTTTGTCCTGATCCTGGGGTCGTCGTGATGCCACCCGCAACCGCTTGTCCTGCGTTGACAGTGACAGTGACTTTAAGAGATTTTGCGTACATTTCAATCGCATCGGCTATTTCACGCGCGAGCGTCTGGATAACTGCGTTGGGGTTCACGTTGTTCTGAGCCCCCTTGTCTTTTGCGTTTTTAAATGCTTCCGCGATTTTCTTCTCAAGGTCCGTTTTTTTCTCTGATTTGATCGGCATTTACTCTCCGAAAACTGATTTTGAGTTTATATCAAGCGCTGAGCTATCGAAAGCTAATTTTCTACTCTGAATTGACGTCTTCAGAGCTTCAGCTGCTATATTGATCTGAGGAGATGGCGCTCCGTAACCGGGAGTCGTGTGCGTTTTAAGCGTATCACAGAATGTCATGATGTCCTGCATTACGGCACTCAGAAACTTTTGTAGTGGGTAATACCTCACATAGGGCTGATTCGCACCTGTATCTGAGTAGTACGAGCATAGATGAACTTCCTTTGCGGCTGCCTGCAGAACTCCATTCTTGTAGAACGTCAAT